TCTTCCATAATATCGCCTATATCTAAAGTAAATGCTGTTGTTCCACTAGTAGCCATTAATCAGTCCATTTGGTTTGAGCATTAGCTGGATTATATTTTCTGCCTCTTGATCTTTTATTATCTAGAGGTCGTTTTTTTCTTGTTCCAACTGTTGTTACAGTAAGAACTCCTTCTTTTTTCATCCTGTCAATTTCTGCTTGACTAGCTCCCATCTTTTTAAAACTTGCTATATCTTCTTTAGTAGGTTTAACCATTTTGTCAGCAGCTTCCATAGGTTTGGGTCGTTTAGCGGCTTTCATAGGAACACTACCGCCATCTTTATATTTAGTAGCTCCTCCACCAAACATAGTCTTAACATATTCTTTGTAAGATTGTGATTCTTTACCAACTTCAGTTGAGCCACCTTTTCTGTAACTCTTGCTAAGAGGTGCTGTTTTTTTATATCTTGTGTTTTTGCCTAAACCTTTCACTATATTGCCCTCATATAAATAATAGAAATACTTATAGTACCCCACTAGGGCAGGGTACTATAAATATATACAATGACTAAAATTATTTCTTTTTAGCTTTTTTCTTAGCTACTTTCTTTTTAGTCTTTTTCTTAACTGGAGCTTTACCGCCAGCATAAGCTTCATTGACATCAGGTGTTGAAGGATCATCTGCTATATAATGCCCTTTAGCATTTTTAGCTCGATCACCATTCATCTCAGCACATTTGCGTTGCGCATCTTCGAGATCAGGATCAGGACCAAAAATAGGTCTATAGATACCATCTTCTCCTAAATGTAAAACTTTATATTGTGCTGGNAANTCACCAGTTTCAGAAATAACATAATTCTTATTAGCCATACTCGTTCCTTAGTCTGAATAAACTTTAACCATTTCTAAGGTNATAGAATAAGTATCACCAGAGGAATGTCCTTTTGTAGTGAAAAGAATGTCACCTGTCTTGCCACTACCTGCATTATTTGGAAGTCCACCAAAATCTTTAAAGTCCATATGCCCATTACTGCTTTCTGCTAGTTCTGCTAAAAGAACATTAGCTGTAGCATCAAGAAACATTTGAACTGACATACCAACAATGGCATGACTAACCCGCATAACTCTAACTTCTGAGCAGGAAGTTCCTGCTGCGTTAGCTGCTAAAGCAGAAACATCTACTTTAGNTACTGCGGATTCGCCAGTACCATCGCTGACATTAGTGAATTTCATAATACAGTTTCTTTCACCATCTTGGATGGTTTGTGAAGTTACTGCATCAGCCATTAGTTACCCCCTTACTCAAATGGAGTAGCTAGTGTACCATCACCATGAAGAAAAGCTTCACAATGCCATACTGCTGCTGTAGTTGCTTTTAAGCGGATTATTCCTCCGACAAGCCAGCCTTGCGCTGCCGTTCCCAGATCAATCGTATCATCATCGCTGGCATCAGGAATAAATGTATTCATGTCTGTTGCAGTAGCCGGATCAAAGATATGAGCAAAACCAGAGAATAAATCACTAGAATTGTCTGTATTGATCTGTCCTGCACCTGTAAAGGTTGTACCAACTATGAAAGTATAGTTTAAACCTGCTGCGGCAGTAGGTAGTGTAACTACAATACCTGCTGCTCTATTCAACGTATAGACTGTACCTGAGTCTGTTGACTCAACGCTGTGTGTAGCACTTGTAATGCTCTCTATTTGTGAATAAGCAGAAACATAACCTGTAGTGGTAATATTACCACTTGTATCAATATCTAAGTTAGTTGTTATAGCTCCTGTTCCAGAAGCTTTGCTGATTTGTTCAAATCCGCCTTCGGATCGAACTGGTCCATTAAAAGTTGTATTAGCCATTATTTCCTCCTCAAAGGAAAATCTTTATCGTCTTGGCTTGTCTGCTAGGGCAGTCGATAAAGGAAATTAATCCCTAGAAAAAAAGAGGTTTCTACGTCAACAACCACATTTGTTTTTAAAGTGTAGTTATAAATTGAGTGGTGGAAATAGAAACCTCTATTATGACCTACGAACTACCCGGAGAACCCCAGACACCTAGCGGATCAGATACTCCGAAGGAATATCTTTCTCTAGCTTTGTATCTAACATTTCCAGTATCAAAGTCACCATCCATGTTTGTAGTCATGGGCGCACGGACAAAATGCTTCATACCATCAGGAACATCAGTAATGATAAAGAAGGCATTAGTATCAGTTAAGTAGTTATTAACTGAATAGCCTTCTGGAATCACACCATTGCTCTTAACAGCATTAATGTCATTGTCAGCCGTACTGACTCTGTATTCGCTCTGTAACAAGCGAGTAGCAGTAAACTGAAGATCGGCTGGCACAATTAGTTTCTTAGGTCGTGCCGCAATCTTTAGTCCTCTTTCATCAGTCCACTTGCCGATTTGAATTACTGCATCTTCAAGAGATGTTTCGTTCAAGTCAGCAGCAGTAGCTGGTCTGTTAGAGTTTTTACCACCGCTTACCAATGGGTGTCCATCACCACCAGTTACTCCATCACTTGAAGCTGTGAATAAGTTCACACCATCGCCTGATTGATAGCTGTTGCTGAAGCCATTGTTAAGTGGGTATACCGCTTTAACTTGCTTAGTGTAAGACATAGCACGAGCTAATGCTTTAGTATAGCGAGCAGAAAGTGAAACATAGAGATTATCTTCCATTGCTTCTTCTGTAATCGCATATCCCATCGCAATAGTTTCGTGGGTGTAGCGAGCCACAAAAGACTCTTGAGCAGTATCATAATTGATAGCTGAACCTTCATCTTTAACGGGTGCTGCACCAAATCCAGACAACTTGAGTTCTTCCTCGAATGATCTCTCAGAGTTCTCAGATGTGTAGATTTCTTCGTGTTGGTTTTCGTAGTTAGCGTATTCATCTCCGAATAAGGCATTTAAGCCGGGTAGGAGTTGTTTTAGCTCTTGCGCTCTTGAAATAGCCATTAAACTATTCTCCTATTAATTATCCGATTCCAGTTGCACTAAGCAGTTGATGCCCACCTGTGCCGAAAGCAGATTGTGAATTGAATACCACCAATACATCTGTGTAAGCATCACCAACTTCACTGTCAGGACCATCGACAAAATCAATGATCTTAACAGGTAGTGTGCGGTTGTTGCTACAGTAGATATATCGACCGAGTTTTTACTTCTTCCGATCGCAGTTGATCCTGCTGTTTGCACAATAGCGCAGTTTTTACCAAGATCGTCTTGGTCTGCTGCACCATCGCATTGCATTTGCATAATCAAATATGGATCGCTTGCCACATACGCAACAATATCACTTGCCGCAGTTGATGCGGGGAAATATTGATTCGGTGTGAACTGTTTTGTTGTTGGATCAGTATATGCGCATCCGAGAAATACACCTAAAGGAGTACAAGCAGTTGTGCCTGTATCTTTTTGTATAGTTGTATTTGGGTTATCGTCACCCCATTTTACAAAATCACCAAAGAATATGGAAGTTCCATAAGCACTTTTGATTTTGTAATGGGTAACTTTAGCATTGTATGCGCAAGAAACTAATGAACCAACAGGTACTGCTCCGTGAGGAGTTGCACTAGTTGACATAATAATCTCCTGTCAAAAAAATTTAAAATTAAGTAATTCTAAGAATCACTCCCAAATGATGTTCTAGACTTGCGTTCAAAGACTTGCTTTGTAGCCATTCTAGAATCTTGATCTTTAAAATATGCGTTGTCTACAGATTCCAACTGTGTCTGAGCTATGTTTTGAAAATGCTCATCTCTAGCTTCCGCTTGTTTTTTTGGCATCTTGCATAATAACTGTCCACCAATCTCTACGTTACCTTTTGTTGCCCATTCTGAATCATGGTCCATCATATGGATTTGTAATTCTGGATGATCCTCTAAACGACAAGGTTTCCAGCCTTCACGAAATTTTCTAGATACATTAGGATTATCAGCTTTACCTAATAATGAAGTTCTAATATACCTAAAAACCCATCCATCTTGTGGGGTAGGACTAGGTAGGTTTGATGGGTTATCCCAACTTTGTACTCTTTGTTCAGCTTCTCGGCTGTCAATACCTCTAGGGTCACGCTCTTGTGTTGCAGGTTTTTCTACATCAGAGGTTGTTTCCAATGTTTGTGCTTTATTGTCATTAATCTCTGACATTTTAACTCTCCTGTATGAGTTGATTTGCGTACTGTTCAGGCGATATACCAAGCTGTTTGGCGATCCTAACTTGTGTCTGAGTCAGTCGTATTGATCTAGGTTTTTTACCAGTAGACCTAGTTGCTGGTGCGACAACATTTGATGGTTGTCGTTTTGGTGTTTCTTCTATTTGATTTGTACTTTCACTAGAAGCTACACCGAAAAATTGTGGGTATTCTTTTTGCATGGCTTGATCAACTCCACTGTAATATTCTTTAGCTTGTGTTGCAGGATCAATGCCTCTATTCTTTAATCTTGTATCTACAGCCATTGCATATGCAGTCATTTCCTGATGATCTCGATTTGAATTATTCATAAACCAAGTATTCTTTTGTGACCAAGCTTCCATATCTGGATCAAGCTTTTGTTGCGGTTGTGCTTGTGGCTGTTCAGGTATTGATTGAGCTACCTGTTGTTGTAATGACTGAGCATAATTAGATGCTTGCTGTTCAGCCATTGTAGCTTTAGCAAGAGTTTCTTGTGCTTGTGCCATTTTATCTGCATCACCTTCATCATAAGCTGATTTAAACTGAGCTTGAGCATTGTGTTTTGCCCATTGAGCATTGTTTAATGCTTGCTTATTGAGAGCTTCTCCACCTTGATCTACCATAGCTTTAAGTCTTTCATTTTCAGACATCATAGTTTTAAGTCTGTTTACAGCTTCATTACTTTCTCTTAAAGCAGATTCTTTAGCTCTACGTTCTTCGTGATACTCATATTTAATTTTGTTAATACGTTCACCAGCTCTTTTACTGTAATCTGATATTTCTTTATCTACAGCTTCATCATCGGCTGGTTGTTCTGCTGTTTCTTGTCTAGCAGGTCTTTGATCTGCTTCAGGTCTATCATCTACAACTTCTACTTCAACTTCTGGTTTTTCTTTAATAATAGTTGTCTTTACTCCAAAGAATTTATCTTCATTGCTTTGTGTAGATTCTACCTCTAAGTTATCTACTAAATCTTCTGCTTGCACTTCTTGGTTATTCTCGCTCATGCTCTCACCACTCCTGTAGGATCATCGACAACTGCTTCCACAGTATCGTCATTAATTAAACGAAACTCTTGTCCATACATTTTTAAACGAGTGCCAGAATAAGCTCTGAATACTACCCAATCACCCTTCTTGCACCAAGCTCCGCTAGGAAATCTTCTCTCATCTTTATAACAATCTGGTCCAACCTTCATAACATATCCGCATATGTTTGCAGTTTCTTCCAAATCTCGCGTTTCAACTGTTTTAATAATGCCGCCATCAGTTTTTTCTTTAGCCTGTGGCATTACCACTAATATCTTCCAGCCTTTAGGTTCTGGTAGTTGACTCTTAGTGTCTAAATCCATTGGTGGTTTTTCGGTAGGTATCTTTTCTACTTTTGCTGTCATATTTTTTGCACGACTTTAAGGGTCGAGTTCCTTATTGTTTTAAATGTTTTTCTGCCCAATCTAACATTTCTCTTTCTGCGAGAGCTAAACCCTCGATAACTCCAGCCATTTTTTGATAATCGCTGTAATCTTTACACGCGCCTGTTGATATATGATCTGCGTGTTGATTCATCAACTCTCTTAATCTTCCTTTTAGGAATACTGAAAGTGATTGCTGTGTGATATCATTTGTCATTCTTACTGATATCTTTTGCTATATCTACTCCTATGTCAAGACCTTTCATATACTCTTCACGCTCTGCTTTTTTATCTTCTTGCTGATTTGCAAGCAGATCACTAGCAATACGCTGTCCTACATTCATACCTGCAATTTCTTCTTGAGAAGATATTCTTTTTTCTTCAAGCTCTTTATTAGCAGTAGCTTTAGCTGTATCAAGTGCAATCTTAGCTTGATCAGTTTGAGCTTTTCTTTGTACTTCAGCTTGTTTAATTGCAAGCTCTTGTTGTTTAGCTTGAATTAATGGGTCTTTCATTTGTTCTTGTATTCTTTGTTGCTCTGCTTGCGCTTGTGAAGTTATTGTAACTCTCTTAGCCGCTTCAGCAACAAGCTCTGATATTCTCTTTTCAACGTCAGCAGGTACTGGTTCACCTTCTGGTGGCAACTCAATACCCATCTCCATCTCTACTTGTTTTCTGAACTTCATAGTTAGATGTTCATTTACATAAGCAGATGCTGCTGCGGCAATAGATGCGGCATTAGGTGACTGTTGTAATAGTTGCTGTACTTCTGGATTCTGTTGAGCAGAAGCTACTGTCTGTATATGTGCATCATGGTCTTGAGTGATAAACGCTTTAACAGGCTTACCATTAATAAGATTAGATACAGCACTAATAGGATCAACTGGTTTAACATCATCATCTAATGGAACAATATCTTCTACATCTTTAATACCTAATACTTCTAGCATTTGTCTATGCAGTTCTGGCAAGTTATACATTTGTGGTGCTGTAGTAGCCAGTTGCATTGCCGCTTGGTACTGCATAATACGTTGTGCCATTGTTGAAGCATTAGGATCAGATACAGGCAATACATCTACTCTATCATCAAAGTCCTCTGCTTTAATTGTTTCTTCTTCATCTGTTTCATATGGATATGCTGGATCAGTAAAGTCTTTTACAATGCCAACTAATATATCAAACTCTTTACGCATCGATGAATGTAATCTAGCTTGAACTGCCGTCATTACTTTCATATTTCTTTCAAGCAATGCAAGTGTAGTGCCTACTGGTGCTTGGTTATTCATATCTGATATCTTCATATCGGATATGCTTGCAAAACGTCTGCCTTCTTCTACTATATTTTGTAATAAAGAATATAAAGTAGCTGATGGTTCTTTATAAGGTAGGAAAGTAATATTATCTCTGATAGCACCGCCCGGAACGTCTACATCTCTAAACTCACCCGGCATGATAGGAGTGTCATCCCCTTTAATCCTAAGACCTCTAGCCTTTAGACCACCCGGAAGATTAGATAATGTACCAGCATCTACTAACTGTCTTAATAGACTGGTAGCTGATTTAGCTAAACCACCAATCATATGAATTAGTCCAAAGCCATAGAACCCAATGCCCGGAAGGTATTGGTAGTGTACGAAGTGCATCCTTCTTACTTTTTGTGGGTCATCTTCGTACCAATTTCTNCGAATACTAAGAATCTTGCCACTTGGATAATCCAGAGTTACTACATAAGGTAAAGCTATACCTGTTGAATTACCTTCGTCATCTGTATCTTCAAATCCCTCAAGATCAAGATCAACCTGCATTTCAAGTAATATATGACGATTATCTAGGCTATAAGTATCAACATCGCCAGTCATTTCGTCATATTTCTTAGCAATGTCACTTGTATTTGGTGATCCTGCTGGAAGGTCTATATCTCTATAGAATCCATTAACTTGCATTTTTCTTACGTCATTAGATGACTTTTTCATTACATGAGTAGCACGTTCACAAGTATCTAGTTCACTTGCACCATAATTAACTATTACATCTTCTGCTGGTACAAATAACGAACATGGTCTACCTAATGTTGGATCATAATAAACTTTTCTAAATGCAGAACCAGCCAATGGCAAAGAAAATAACATTCTTTCTGTTTCACTTCTGTATTCTTTCATTTGATAAGTGAGCAGATAGTTTAAGTAATCTTG